CGCTGGAAGAATTTGAAGGTGTCCGTTGAAAATGCGCAATCACCGGGTGTGGCGGATGCGTTGGCGTCCGTGGGTGCGCCGGTAACAAAATAAATTTTGCTCCCCGAAACACCTTGAATGCCCGGCTCGCCGCGTAAAGAAATGCCGTTGCCCCAAGTAGCCATGATAATAGTCCTTAAGACGCCCGGTAGAGCGCCATGTTGGTGATGTCTATGTATGCGTCATTTACGGAAGGGCTAAGACTTTCCGGTGGCGGACCTTCACCCCAAAAGATCTGATTGCCGCCACCCGTGCCGCCGCCGGTGCCTTGGCCAATCAAGGACACGCCGCCCTTGGGCCATGTGTCACCTTGCTTGGGCCCGGTAAGGACGTAGGAATCCGTATTCAGCCAAAAGTCGCCAATGGTGCCAACGGCGTCCGGGGGCGGAGTGCGCCCGGATAGGATCGTATTGAGGCGGCGTGACACGCCCGCCGATCCCGGAATATAGATTGTGGTCCCTACGGCCATGGATACCCCAAGCTTGGGCGGGGCAAAGGGCGGTTGCACCCGCCCTAAGCCTCTCAACCCAAGCAATTAAGCCAAGATGTAAACGGTGGTGATGTCACCCAAGACGGCTTGCTCAATGGCTTGAGCCACCACGGTGTCACCATCAGCGGCTTTCACAAAAGCGCCGTTATCATCAGTTTTGAGCAAGTCACCGGGGGCAAAGCTACCGCCCGCGTATGCTTGGCTAGTACCCTTGCGGGTGATTTCACAAGCCTCACCCAAGATGGGGTTGTTTTGCAAAATGCCAAAAAAGGTGCCACCGGCGGAGGGCTTGATGACGGCGGGATTACCCCGTCCGGCGCCCACAATGTTTTTGGCGGTGCCAATGTTGACGCCAAAAAACTGATTGGCGGCGACCACACTACGGTCATCATCACTGGCTAAAAAGCCGATCTTCTCAAGCGGTTGTGCGTAGCTCATGCGTCAAAGTCTCCTTTTCAAGTACGATTGGCCTCGGCATAAAGGCGGCGGCCTGCCGGGGTGCTAAGAAATTCCGCCTCTATTTGCTCGCGGGTTTTGCCCACGGCGCTCTTTTGCACCAAGCCATCAACGTGCTGTTGAATCTTGGCGTAAGCGTCACCACCGGTTGTTTGGGCATTGCCCATGGCGGTGCCAAGCTCTTTGAAGAGGCCATCCGCACCACCATGAAGCATTTGCTCATTGGCGGCCTTCATGATGCGGCACCAAGAATCCACGCCCTCCGGATCCTTCTTGTGCAAGCGCATCAAGTTTTCACCGATCTCTTCGGGGCGGCCAAGCGCGCTAAACTCTTTAGCGGCCTTGGCAATAAATTCCCGGCGTTGCATTTCCTCATCAAGCTTTTGCGATTTGGCAACAAGCTCACGGTTGGCGCGCTCGAGCTGGGCAAAGCGGTCAAAATGGCTCTTTAGGACCGGCTCAAGCACTTTGCGGTGCTTGTCTGATAAGCCCTTGAGGCTAAAGGCGCTCTTTTCAATGCCGGATTTGGCAAGCGTCTCATCCTCATCCTCATCATCCTCTTCACCATCAGACTTTTGGGCGGCCTCTTCAATGCCACGCTGCTTCATAGCGTCCGCATAAGCGGTGCGGGCAGCGGCCATGGCCGCTTCCTTGTCCGCATCGGAAGCATCCGCAAAGTCCGGCATACCGTCCGCCTTGGCTACGGATGGGGGGACGTCCTCGCCCTCTACCTCATCCTTAACCTCATCAGACTTTTCCGCCTTGTCCTCATCCTCATCATCACCATCCGCCTTAGCCATGGCGTCAAGCTTTTCAGCGTCCGCCTCCGGCTCTTCATCGGCCTTGCCGATCTCACCGTCATCCGTGGCCGCCTCACCGTCAACGTCTTCAGCGTCTTCAGCGTCTTCAGCGTCCGCCTCAACGCCCAAGGCGTCCGCAAAGTCTGCCATGGTGCCGGCGCTGATGGCTTCGGAATAGGGAGCCAAGATGCGGAAAGCGGCCTTGAGGGCGTTTTGAGCATCTTCAGGCAACACCGCATCATCGGGCATGTCACCCTCCGGGATGTCACCATCCGCCTTGCGTACGCGGCTTTTGGCCGATTTAGCAATGGCGGCAATATGCTCAAGCTTTTCACGGGGGATGCTTGCCATGGCTGCAAGAAGATCCTGCGCGGCGTTGGCTTTAGGTGCGGCTTGGGGGGTGGCCATGCCTGAAACTCCGGTGTGAGATTTTACGATTAGATAACGTCGCTTGTTTGCGGCTCTTTTGACCAAGCTTATCTCATGTACATCTAGATCTTTGAGCCGCCGCATCCGTTTTACTCCAAAGGGTTGGCCTAAAGATGGGGCAAAACGGCGGGCAACACAAATTGGACGTGCCTTTTTGCGAGCCTTATGCCGCCTCAAGCCGCGTGCCGAGCCCACCCACGCTAAATCCGGTGTACTCACCACTCATGAGCTGTTGCCACTCTTGCTTGTCCGCCACATGCACGCTCATCAGCCATGAGCCTTTCTTGACGTGGGTTGGCCCCTCCGGCCCATCAAAGGTCAAGTCTTGCGGGGCAATGTAGCTTTCAACAACCCCGGCCTCTATGGGGCGGCCGTGTTCCGATCCAATCACCCGGCTTTGCTTGAGATAATTGTGCGCGGCCATCTCAATATCCTCCGGCGTCATGTAATCATCTTGGGTGTCCAATTCATTGGGGCTTAGCACCACACCCGTGACAATTTGGCGCATGGCGTCCGCCTTGGCGATTGGCACCACGCGCCCGGCGCTTTTGTGCACTAGGTTGGCCATGGCAACGTCCGCCGGGGCGGTGTTATAGGCGGCCAAGGCCATTTGGACATCAAGAGGCATGGGCAATGCCGGGGCAAAGGTTGCGTCCGCCCCATGGAAAGCTGGCACCCGCAACGGCACCCGCTTGAGCACTTGCGCCGTCCCCACCGGCTGCCCGCCGTTCTCGAGCAAGACAAGGCCGGGAAGCGGCCAATCTTGTCCCGGCTCAATCAACGGCTCCGGCCCGGCATATTGCAAAATGCCCCCTTCCATAAGGACGCGTTGGCACTCAAGCAAGAGCGGTACCGGGCTTGGGTTGGCACCGGGCGCATCCAAAATCTCATGCAAGGCGTGGTGCAAGCGGATGACGCGGGCGCTACCGTCCGGGAATGGCAAGCCCATCTCAACGTCATGCAAGACCGTGCCATGGTCATAGGCATAGATGTCCAAGCCTAAATGGCCGGGGGCGCGGTTGGTGCCGGAGCCAAGGTCAAGCATGAGGCCGTGCATTTGACGCACTTGTGAGGGGACGCCCACATGAGCAAAAAGCTCGGGACGCTCCTTGAGTGCTCTTGAGGCGCGGCGGCGGGCCTCTTCAGCGTTGGGCGCCCCGCCCATCATCTCTGCATCCATTCCTTGGATGAGCCTGTTGGCTTGCATCAGCGGTGCAACAGATCTGCTAACTTCGCCGTCATCAATGGTGCGGGGGAGGGCGGGCGCCTGAAGGTCATAGGCCGCCTGAATATAGGCAAGCTCTTGGGCGGACGGGGCAAAGGTGCCGGCACGCTTGGCCACAAGGATCTTGTCCAAGGGCGCATCAACGTGCACCTGCGAGGACAAGGGACCGCTTTTGCCGATCTCTTCTTGCACGTCCTTGATGCGTGCCTTGAGCGCATCAAGCTCTTCAATGAGGGCGCGCTTGCCCTCATCCTTGCGCGCCCGGCTATCTTGCTGCCCGCGTGCGCCCGCGTGTCCGCGAGCGGCCTTGTGCAAGGACGCGTGTTGCCATTGCGGCAATCTTGCCTTGGCGGCGCGGTGGTAGGCCCGCAAGTAGGCGTCACTCAAGCCGTCATCCGCCTTGGCAATGGCCGCGTAGCCTTGCGCTATGGCGCGTGCCTCCGCTTGCGGTATGCCTTGGGCGGTGAGCTGTGCAAAATCCACACGCTCATCCGGGGTAAGAGGCCGCAACCGGCCCATGACGCTTTTGCGCAACCGCTTCATAAAGGCTACTTTGCCGCTTTGACTCATCACTGGCTCCCTTTTAGGTGGCTCAATGATAGGTCAAAACGGTCCGGACGGCCTAATCACGGGGCTTTCTAGTACACCATCCGGCGATTCATGCCCTTGCGGCTACACTTGAGATTGCAATACGTCCGTGTGGCGTACACCAAAAGGTTTTCCCCCTCACGGAGCCATAGCTTGGCCTTGCACGCCGGACAAAACCGCTCGCCCTCCGGCTGAATGGCGGCGGGCTTATAGTCCTTCTTGGGGGGGCGGTAAGATCGTGACGGTGTTTGTGTCATGGATCGTGTCGTGAAGGATGTTGGCCACGGAGGCAAGGTCATCCCTTGCGTTTTGCGCCGCAAGTGCCGCTTGGTCCGTTAGCGCATCCACGCCCGCGTCCGCCGCCCGCTTGACGGCCTCTTCAAGAGCCACGTACGCCGCTTGCGCAAGAGCTTGCACCTCCGGGGGGAGCTGCGCCACCGCCGCGTTTACGGCCGGTTGCCCTTGGTCAAAAAGTGCCGTGGCGAGGGTATCCACCGCCTTGCTCACCGGATCGTTTGGATCCTGCACCATGACGGTGGCCGCCCTATTGGCGGTGCAAGCGTGCAAGAAGAGGGCGATCGAAAAGGTAAGAAAGTGCTTGTGCATACCCGGAGCATACCACGGGGCAAAAGGCCAATAAAAGCCCCCGGATGCGATGCGTCATAGGCCGTCTAGCCCCGGCCCAAAAGGCGGTTATAAAGCCTCAAAAGCCACCATTCTTGCGGATCGGGCGCGCAACAACACGCTTGTCCCCACGCCTCTACCGTGTCCAAGACGCTCGGGAGGCAATTGGCGCACGTCACCGCCTCATACACGTCATCAAACTCAACGCTATAAAGGGATGAGCCGTCATCCCGGTAGGGATCGGCGGGGGGGATGAGCATGGGGGAGGACCGGGCATAGGCCGGAGGCGGCGGTGAAGGGCTGTAGGGCGGGAGGGATGTCCGGCGGTCACTCATCATCATTTTGCAAGTATTGCACGCAACGGCAATTGGGGTGACTTTCCGACACGTAAGCCACCTTGCGTCCGCCCGGAAGCGTCCAAGTGCCGTCCAAGGGCGCGGTCTTGCCGTGCATGGGGGCGCAAATCTTGGCGCACGCATCCGGCTCCGCCGACCACACCCGCAAGGTGGCGGGGGACAAGAGGCCGTCTTGAGCTTGCTTTTGCCACACCACCGTTTCCGCCGCCGCTGATGCTACGCGGGTTTCCGTGATGGCAATCATATTGGCCCGGTCATTGATCATGCGGCGTTCTTTAGCGGCCACCCGCTTGGCAATGGCGGACGGGCTAAGCTTGGTCTTAGTCTCTAAATTCTTTTGGAAGCGGACCAAGGCATCCCGTTGGGTTTGGCGTAGCCCCACTTGGCTCTTGATGGATAGGGCCACCGCCCGTGGGGTGCGCCCAAGCTTGTGGCCCTCCGCCACCTGGCGGTGAATGTCTTGGCGCACGTCCTTCAGATCTTCCAAGAAGACGTCTTGCCGCTCTTTTAGGCGGGCTTGCACGGCCTCCGTCTTGATGGTGGGGATATAGTCCGGATTGACGTCATCACGGGACAAGGTGGTGATGGCATGGTCAAATGACTTGTCAAAAATGGCATCAAGCTCTTTTTTGGTCCCCTCAAGGTGGCCCTCAAGCTCATCCCATCCAATATGCCGATCAATGCCGGAGTAATCACGGGCATGATACATCTGGGCAAGCTTGTCCCGGCTGATGCGCTTTTTGAAGCGGGTAATGCCGTCCACAAAGGATATTTTGACGGCCTTTTCCGCTTGCCTTATGAAAGCCTCACGCTTGTCCGTGGTGGCAATCTTGCGGGGGCGTTTGACTTTACGGCCGGATTTTTGGATGGGGGCAAACCGCCACATATCAAAAATCCTCCCCATCTTCCGGCCCTAGGGTGATGTGCTCATTGAGGCCGTACATCCTAAGCTTGTGCAAGGCATTGCTCACCTCTTGTTGCACCCGCGCCGGAGTGACGTTTAGGTATTGAGCCATTGTCGTCATGTCATGCTCCCCCCGGTCCGCAACGTCCAAGCTACACGTTTCCGGCATTTCATGTAGCGCCTCTTGATGGTCCCCAAAATTGAATTTAACGCTACCGGCGGGGGTAAAGTCTAAATAAAGATGGTGGCGGCACCCCACAAACGGACAAGGGCGCGGGCCATCAAGGCATTGCGAGCGGGATTGTGGCCGCCACGCGGGGCTTTGTTTTGGATCCTGGCGGCCATGCGCCTCAAGGTCATTGAGATGCACGGTCACCCGGCTAAATGATGGCTTGCGCTTACTCAGGGGGACGCTCCCTTAGCGCGTATGGTGCACGGCCCGGCTCACGACCGGCTTGACGGCGCTACCTCTGCAAAGGTGCGCCATGCGCTTAAGCGGTGGCTATTTTGTGCGTCATGACAACAACAAGGAGTGCCACCTAGGCGCCCCATCCCCATGGGCACCGTGCATCTTGAGCGTAGCAAGGCTTTGCGCCCGGCCTAAAATTTAGCTGTAGGCGTGCTCCGGGATGCTTGTGTCTTCAGGGGAGGCGCACGCTTGGGCCACCCGGAGCTTGGCCAAGCCCTCTTCCTCCTGTTGACGCGCACGCTCGCGGGTGAAATTCATTAGCGCCCCCACGCTTTCAAGGTGCATCCCGCCTTGATTGGCCACATCAAGGGCGCATGTGTCTTTCATCTTAGCAAGAGCGTCAACGTCATCCCCAAAATTGTATTTGATTTGGCCCTCACGGCCCACGTCCAAGAAGAGATGATACTTGCACCCCACAAACGGGCATGGGCGCGGGAAGGATGAGCAATCCGCCCTCACCTTGGGGCGCCACCCGTCATGCTCCGGCGGCGTCTCACCGGTCTTGGCCCAATTCTTGGCTTGGCGTTCTAAAAAGCGGCGGCTTTCGGCGCGTGGCATTGGCATGTCCTTAGACAAGCAAAAAGGGATAGTCCTATTCAAGCGGGGCTTTGCCGAGCATCACCACGGGCTACCGCCGGACATCCATGTGCGGATCTCATTTTGATAGTTGGGGTTGCCGCCTTGGCTTAGCGGCCCGTTATAATTGCGCAAGGCTTGGTCAAGGTTTTGACCGGATTGATTGAGCAAGAAGCGGATATAGCGAGCGGCTGCCCATACGGCGTCACGGGCATTTTCCCTATTGCCGCCGTCCCCAAATTGCCGCCAAGCGGAATCATCGGAGAATTGAAACATGCCATAGGGATTTCCGGGACGCTCCCGGAATGTACTTTCAGCGCCCGCGATAGCGCCAAGAAGGGTAGGCACAAGCCCGTTGGCCGCCGCCGCGTTTTGAAAGTCTTGCCCCCAAGGATTCAGTTCGGGGTGAAGGGTCAAAAAGGACGCCCATGAGATGGTGCCGTAGCCCAAGAAGCTACTTGGGCTTTGCTCCGTCACTTGGGTGGGCGTGCCAAATGTCCAATACTGATTGCCATTTTGATTCCAATCACATGCCCACAATTGAAGGTGGCCGCCGTCCGCATAATGGCCGTCCTTGACGTCCAAGCACCAATTGGTGCCGCGCTTGCGGATGGTGTTGCCGACCGCTTCAAACATTTGATTGGAATTGGTGTTTGACGGCGCACATTCCCATAGCTGCAATGACGCCCCGTAGTAGGCCGCTCCGCCGGGAACGTCCAAGCACATATTGTTTGCGGTGCGGAGCTGGGTGCCTGAAATTTTCCATTGTTGATTGGGGTTGCCGGAGCCGCATCCCCAAATCTGCAAGCCTTGTTGATTGTTGAATTGGCCGGAGGGGACGTCAAGGCACTTGCCGTAGCGGGTGGCAAGATTGGCATACCCCGTCATCGCCACCGCCCGTGCGGCCAATTGCGGCCGTTGCTCTTGCATGGCGTCACGTTGCCACATGGCATTGGCTTGGCCGGGCGGTTGCATCTCAAGAGGGATGGCCGCCTCTTGAGGCACGGGCCTTGCCGGTGCGGCGGCAGCCACGGGCGGCTTGGGCGCTAGTGCCTCATAGGGGTTGGTGGTGGCTTGCGCCCGTGCGGTTGCGGTGGTGGCCAAAACACTTGTGAGCCAAGTGAGTGCTTGCATCATTCCCCCTTTGAAAAGGGGGAGGATGACACCATCTAGGCCGGGCTAATAAATTTCACCCGCCGTTGTTGAGGCGTTGAGCATAGGCGTCACGTTGGGCTTGAAGCTTCTTGGCAATGGCCCGGTACTTTTGCGCCATGCGCCGCTCGTGTTCCGTGTCCGCTTCTTTTTGCCGGACCTCTTCCTCAAGGATCTCAATCCGCCTCTTGTCTTCAGACCGGCCACGCCTCATGAGAGGGGCGCCCAAGAGAGTGCCCACAAGGACGCCCGCCGCAACCGGCATGACCGTGTATTGCAATAGCGCCTCGAGGACCGTCATACATCACCGTCCGGCGCATCATGGCCGCGCCCAAAGGCGCAAAGGTCTATGCCAAAATTGAGGCCGCCATGCGCCCAATAGGCACGCCGCCCGTCCTTGGACCGGGCAACAACAATGCCGTTGGCTTGGCGCTTTGTTTGGCCGGGGGCAAGGTCATCAAAGGTCACCGTCATGGTGTCATCCGCCTCTTCACCCGCGCCGCAAGATCCATCCCCCGTCATGCCCCGTCCTCCGGCTCATCACGTTGCCACGCATCTACCGCCTTGGCCATCACATGCCATGCCTCCGTCAAGCCGTGCATCTTGATGCGATCCAAGTAATCGTCTTGCTCATGAAGACGGTTAAGCTCCGCCGTCAACACGCCCATGACCAAGCCCGCCTCAAATGGGCCAAGCTCAAAATGCACCTTAGCGGCCCGCATCACCCACCTATGACCTTTTGGGCGCTGCGCACGGCCTTTTGAAGCGGCGCCACAAGCGTCTCAATGGCCATTAATTGTGAGCCGGAAAAGTTACGGCTCTTGAGCACTTTGAGGGTATTGAGGCAAATCTTGGCCGTTGCGCGGTCTTCGGCTTGTCCGTGCGTAGCAATGGCAATGGGGGTTTTTGGGTCTTGCTCAAGGTCAATGGTGATTTTCATGCGTCTTGCCTTAACAGACACAAAAGAGCCAAGTCAAAACAAAATGACGCATCCGCCCAAATGGGCCTCTTTAGGCAAAATCAAGCACAATATGCCGGTCCCGCGTCACTTGGCTTGCATCCGCCTCATCAGCGGACAAGATGGCACCTTGGCGCGGGCTGTTGAAGAAATTGCGGTAGAAGCGCACAATGGCCTCACGGCGGTGATTGGGCCCGTGCCACGTTGGAAAGATGTGTTGCGTCTTATTAGGTGCCGTCCCCAAGATTGACGGCGGAGCCACGTCAAGCGCCATAAAGCGGCTGCCCGCTTGCTCCCCACCCGGCTCGGCACGGGCCAAGACGGGACCGTTGTTGCCGTGCACGTAGCTCACATAAAAGAAGCTAAACGCCCGGTAAGCGTCAAAGGCTACGTGGGCGCGGGTGGCCGGAGTGTTCAGATCGTCCGTCATCCGTTGCACAAAGCCCGCCCACTTTTTGGGCATTTCAATGATTTGGGTGTGATTGCCCGCCACCGTCAAAGGGAACGTGTCATCCGTCCCGGTTGGGCCCGTGCGATCGGTGATGATGGCAAACCGTTGCGGCTCCGGACCGCGCCAAAAGATGGCCAAGGCCGTTTGGGCGGACGGCACGCCGTGCAACATAGGCGGTAGAATTTCACTATCCCGGAGCAAGAGCGGCTTTTGCACGGCCTCAAGGACGCGTTCTTGGCCGCCAATCAAAAGGTCATAGCCGCCTTGGCGTATCCCGTCCTCATTTTGCGCCACCGGCGGGGGATAGGACGGGATAAGAGGCCATTGGCCCATGCCTCCGGCTTGCGCGGTGAAGGTTGGGGGCGGGGTGGCATCCCCTTGCTCCGTCCCCTCCGGCTCAACATCATCCGGGACATCCAGCTCAAAAGGATCTTCCCCAAGGCCGTCATCAAGGAGGCGTGCACCAATGCGCGCACCGGGCGGCTCCGGCCTTGGCGGCGGGTGGGGTGAGCGTGGTGACGGGATGGGGGATAGAGGGACGCCGGTGCGCGTCCGCCTTTCCTTTTCCGCCGCAAGAAGAGCCTTGGCCGCATCTTGGGCAATTTTGCTTCCGCGAGGGGCTTGCGCAATGGTGCGCATCAACCCTTCCATGGTGGGCGTGGGCAAGTTTGGCGCGCTTTGCACGCTTATGCCGCTATGGGCGCTCTGGCTGCTTGTTTGGCTCAACGTGCGGCCATGCCCCGCACTACGGGCGGGCGGGGGGTAACCTGTAAAGTTAGGCATGGCTTTCGGAATCCCTCGAGGACGTGGCGTTGCGCATCTTGAATCCCTCAAGCAAAAATTCCGGCGGTTGCCGGGCGGCCAAGGGGTGCCACGGATTGGGGAGTGGGCCCGGCACAATGGGGGATAGGCCGGATTTCATAAGGAGGCGGTTTAGGTGGCCAAGTTGGTGCACCGCCAAGATATCCGCATACGGGGCGGCAAATGCCTCCGCACCGCACACAAGCATGTTGATATAGCTGGCTACATCCGCCGCCGCGCCGCCCTCAAGGCATTGATCCAAGGAGCACGCCGCAAGCCCGGACGGTGCCACCACCCACGGCAAGGTGAGTAGATTGATAATCACCCGGCCATAGGTTGAGTGGGTAAGGGGCTTGGCCCTCAATTCAGTCTGCAATCGGCGCCGTTCCGTGGCATCCGTCATGACACGGAAGATGGGCGGCGGCTCATGAGATAGGTCCAAATCCCTTATCTCATGGCTCACGGCGGACGGCGTAGCCCATGATGGATTGTGTGAATGGCTTGCGGTGGTGGGGTTGGCCACCGGCGGAAGCATCCTAAAGGACGGGCTGCGCGGCTCCGGTGACAAGCCCAAGGCTTGGCTGTTGGGGCTTTTGATGACGTCAAACCGCTCGCGGCTTGGCATACTCCGCACGGATTTTGGCACCGGGGGCAAAGGCTCATCCGGGGGCGGCCCGATGGGGCTTGTGGCGTCACTCTTGCGCCGGGACAAGGTGTGATTGCCAAGGCGCAAGGGCTTGGTGAACATGGTGTTATGGGCCTTTTGCATACGTCTCAAACGGCATTGCGGTTAAGCACGGGGTGGGTGTTGAGGGGCTTGGCATTGGTGACGGGGGCAAAAGCGTCCGCATCAATCCCGGTGGTGCGTGCCTCCGCTTCCGCATCCGTATGGATCTCATTGATGACTTCGCTTGCGTCCGTGGGTTGAGGCTTGACGTCCGTGGTATCCACCAAGTCTTGCGCCCGTTCCGGCCAACCGGCCACGCGCCGGACATGAGCATCAAGCTCCTCATCCGGGAAAAGTTCCATGCCCGCTTGGGCGCACTTGGTGAGCAAGTCACCCATTTCCGTCAAGTCAACACGCTCAAGGCTGCCAAATTCAATGCGCGGGAAATCACTCATCTCAAAGGTATTGAGACGCATGAGCTTGCGCACGGCCACCTTGTTGAAAGTGTCCGTGAAGATGCGCAAGTAGGACGCAATGGATTGCAAGAAAAGCTTGCTCTTGTCTGAATGCATCGCCCAAGAGCCTTGAGCTGTGGCACCTTGGCCCAAGAGCAAGAAATCCGCCATCACCGTCATGGCTATGCGTTGGTCATAACGCTCAACAATGCGGCCCACGTCATAAGCTCGAGCTCCGCCGGATTGAAGCAAGGTGATGTCAAACCGCTTGTTGCCTTGGTCATCATAATCAAGCGGCATGACAAGGCCCTCATGGGCGTCCCGACGCACCTCCGTGGCCATCTTGCGGTAAGCGGCCACCATGGCTTGGGCTTGGCGCACCATCTCATTGGGCTGCCCGTTGGGGAGCGTGGGGTTTTCTTGGGCAAGCGCAAGCAATTCACGCGGCACCCACACAATGGGCAAGCCGGAAATATCCTTCTCAACGCCGGTGGCCTCAATGTTCTCAAGGCCGCGCTTAAGCACCCACGATCTATAGGCCGATCTAAATACGGAGCGGCCCTCTGGATTGTCCTTTTCCATAGTGGTGCGAAACAAGAGGCACTTGTCTATGGGCAAATTGACCATGCGGTAATGCGGCGGGGCTTGTTGCTCGGCACCAATCAATCTTCCGCTATCATCAAAAAGCCACCGGTAGATGGTGTCTTGAGCACGTCCCGGCAAGCCGCGCCACCCAACCCGGCCATCCGCATAATGGCTACGCATCCAGGGCTGTGAGGCGTCACCGGCGCGGCGCTTATAGCAAACCTCATGAAGACTGAATCCGTAGCGCAACATGCCCATAAAGGCCTCGCCCACAAAATCCGTCCAAGTCTCATCTTCCATATCATGCATGGCGGATTCTAGAAATTCAGCCGCCTCACGATCAAAATCAGCGGTGCTTGCCGGTGCTACCGTCCAAGAAACTTGCCGGATTATTTGGGTGAGGGCATATAAAATTACCCCGCAAGTAGCGTCGTTGTCACCCATATCCTTATAGATTTCAACGGCCCGGCGGCCGGAAAGATCCCGTAGGGTACTTTCCTCAATGAATCCGCCAAATTGCTTCAATCCGGTTGAGCCAATGGTCCGCAAGTCTACATAATTGCGATTCATTGTCTCTTGGGCTTGCCAAACCTTCAAGGCATTAGAGCCTGAGATGTTGCCTACTTGATCCGCCACGTTGCCCCCATAGCTTGCGTGATATTCCGTGAGGGTATGCGATCACCGTCTTGATGGCTAGGACGGGCTATGGTGAAAGACTTGCTATTGCGCATGTGCGTCAAGAGCTTGGCGCACCAACGTCTCAAAAGCGAGCTGCGCGGTTTGTGGCACCACGGCATTGCCGAGGGCGCGCAAGCGGTCATTGCGGTGGGTTTTGATGTCCGTCACTCTTGGTGTTCCGGTTTCCCATCCGTCTTGCCACGGGTTGTTAGCTTGGTCCAATGCGGCGGAAACCCCATCATGAGGCTCACCCAATCCGGATTGAGATGACCGGACGCTTGGCGCTCTGCCACCAAGACTTGATCGTTGAGATTGCGGCAGCCCGCCTTGGTGCTTGCCCGATCCATCCGTTGCGCATAGCCCTTTTGGGCGTCGTGAGCTTGGGGCGTTGGCCACATGCTCATCAATGCATCCTCTCTGGCCACACGTACATGCAACAGATCGTGCCGGGTTTCCCTCATCAATTCCTTGGGGGTTGCCGCCATGTGCTTGGCGTCTTGGGCCCGTGGCGTGGGCCACATGGCCACCGCCGTTTGCAAGGTCACTTGCCCGCCGGGCTTGAGATTCTTGCACGGGCCCCCCGTTGAGGCCGTGGGCGTGGGACACATGCCGCTGATGGCCATTGAATTGAGGGACATCCGCACCTTGCCCGTCCTCCCCCCGGTGCCGCCGCCCACTTGCGTGCCGTAGGACATGGCCGTTGGCGTAGGCAATAAAGAAGAGCCTTTTGCGGATATGGGGCGCCCCACATTCCTCCGCACTAAATATGCCCGCCTCAATGCTATAGCCCAATCTCTGTAGGTCTTCGCAGACTTGCTCAAACCCCAAGGCAAGGAGGCCGGGGACGTTCTCACAAAAGACAAGGGGAGGCTCAATTGCTTGGATATGTCGCAAGATATGTGGCCACAAGTGTCTTGGATCGGTGTCACCGGCCCGTTTTCCGGCGGCGCTAAACGGCTGGCACGGGAATCCCGCAATGATGAGATCCACAATTCCGCGCCACGGTTCAGCGTTGAAGGTCTTAACGTCAGACCATATAGGCGCGTCGTCAAGATCCCCATCCGCCATGCGCGCCTGAAGGACGCTGATGCAATAAGCTTCCCGCTCAACGTAACAGACAACCCTTGCGGCATGGGCGGTGGCTCGCTTGACGCCCAATTCAAGCCCACCAATCCCGGAACATAAAGATAAGACATGCACCCGTGCTCCCCCTTTGAGGGGGCAACGGTAGGCATGGGGGCGCGGGCCCATTCAAGAGCATGTGCCAGGATCTAGCCGTGCGCGGCCTTTGCGCCACCGCAAAGCGTGCGCGTCATAGGCACCGGCAAGCGGCGGGCGATGTAATGCCCTATTGGCGGGGTGCCGTTTGTTTGGCGGCAATCATAGGGCTTGTGGGTTGGCTTGGCGTGCGGACGGGACGGTGAGGCGCGTGCTCATAAAGGGGGACGTCTTAGCGGGGGGAAAGGCCCACCCAATGCTCATCACTCAAGCAAGCGGCAAGGTCCGCACATTGCTCATCCGTGAGGGGGTGGTGATCAAGGCGCACCCTCAACACCGGTGAGCCGTTGGATGATTGAATGACATGCTCATCCCCATAGGTGCCAACGGTATCCCCCGGTAGCAAAAGGCCGTGCTCTATTAAGGCATGTAGCACCGCCTCCGCATCCGCCATGTCAACCGGCACGGGACGCACAAGCTTCAGCCCGTCTTCAATGAAGAAGAAGAGCAAGGTGTGGGGCTTGGGGGGGGATATATCTTGGCACGCCTTCATTGACCGGATCACAAGCTTGGTGCCGGGCTTGGGCTTGCACTCATAAAAATCCATTGTGTTGCTCCTTGGTGTTGCGTGAAACGCCGCGCCACCTTAGCACCTGCATCATAGACCGGCAAGCCTCCGCCGTTCGGAGCGGCGCGTCATTGCCATTCCATTGCCGCAAGTGCTCAAAAGCGGCCCGTCACCCCGTCCGCTAAATGGGCGCGGTCACCGGTGGCAAAGCCCATGCCTCTAAAGACGTCCGCTGAATTTCTTGATAGCCGGGCAAGCGCGTGCGTCATGGCGTCAACGGCGTCATCATGCGCGCCCGAACCCATGTATTGCACCTGAAGGATAAGATCATTCACCCACGGCTTGGCGGTGGGTTGGGGCAGCCACACGTTGCCCGCTTCAATCTGTGGTGCCACGGCCTCAAGGCGCGTTTCCTTGCTCCCCCTAGCTGGCACCGGGACAATCCCTTGAATTTCCCTCTTGAGTAGCGCCACAAGGGCCGCTCCGTTGGCCGCGTCCTCAACAATCTTGGTGCGCACTTGGGGGTAGCGGGCGCAAAGGGATTTGAAGGTCCGCAATTGCTCCGTAAATTCCATGCGATCCATGATCATATCCACAAGGTAGCGGTCCGCCTTGTCGCACGCCCACACTTGAAAGCAACAATAGTCACTCTCACCCTTGTTGCCCTTGAAAGCTAAATCTACGCTGATGAGCCAATCCGTAAGGTGGTCGGGGAGGCGGTCATAAAATTGCCACCACCCTTGTTTGACAATGCCGCCCTCTTGGGGCGCCGGGCGCTGTTGATATAGCGCCTCAAAGTCATAGGAGCCTATGCTTGCCCGGATTTGCTTAAGCTTGTCCAAGTTATACTTGCCCGGCCACAATGCTTCCCCCTCATTGCGCGGATCACCGGGGCTTGGGGGCATGTCCAAGATGGCCGGAAAGGCGAGCACCATCCATTGGTCCGCCTCCGGATCGGCACCGGCCTGTTGCATGGTGCGGCCGGAAAGATCTAGCTCATGCCACCGGGTGTTGATGATGCACCGGACGGCGTTCTTTTCAAGACGCGTGTAGAGGGTGCTTGTCCACCAATCCCATAACGTGTTGCGGACGGTGGGTGAATTTGCGTCTTGGCGATTTTTGAGTGGGTCGTCACATATAGCCAGCTCCGCCCCACGTCCGGTAACCGGCCCACCCACGCCCGCATTTTTATAGACGCCCCGGTGATTCACCACCTCAAAAATGTCACTGTTTCTTAAGTAGGCACCGCGAGCGGCGGACCGGATGTTGCTATCATAAAGGCGCGTGTTGGGGAAAATGGCCCGGTATTCATTGCTATCCAAGATGCGTTGCACGTCCCGGTTTCCCGCCGCTGCAATATCGGCGGAGTAGCCCGTTGCAATGATTTGGGTGTCCGGGTGAACCCCAAGCCACCACGCGGGCATACGCCGGGTGATAATTTCCGATTTGCCATGACGGGGTGGGCAATGAATTTGCAAGCCCGTCATGGGCTTATCTACCGCTTCCGGGCGGGTGCATCCGGCATAAAGCTTGGTGACCGGGTGCGGATTGGCAAGCATGTGCTCAAGACGCTTGCCCTCAATCCCCCAAGAGGCCAACAGCTCACGCGGCGTCTTGCGCATCCGCAAGTAATTGACGGCTCGGCATATGGCGCGGTGGTGCCAATTGATTTCAAAATCCGGCTTGGTGGCCAAGGTGAAGGACAATAGCCCCTTGCGGGCGCGGGCAATCTCTAAATCACTCTCAAGCCCAAGCCGTTCTTCAACGTCACGCAACATGGCTTAGCCGTTGCTTGTGTTGGCAAGCATGGCCCTTAGCTCATTGCGCTCAAGGATGGCCTCAGCGAGCGCATCCTTGAGGCGCTGGCACTCAATGCGGTAATAGGCGTCCGTCTTTTGCCCCTTCAAGTATTCATCATCATACTTGCGCAAGCACCTATAAAGCGTGCTCCGGGTGATGTCATACTTGACGCAACAGTGCGCAATTGTTTTGCCCGCACGGTAATCCTCGACCAATGACTTAATTTGCGCCTTGGTCAAGTTTAGGCCGGTCCTCAAAACGGCACCTCATTGGAATCCTCCCCATGATGGCTGTAGCCCATGTCCGCCATGGCCTCACCACCGCCGCCGTTTTCACCGCGCTGCTTGGTGCTCAAGAAGCGGACGTTTTGCGCCTTGATCTCCGTGATGTAGCGGTCTTGGCCTTGGGCGTCTTGAAACTTGCGCGTCTCAAGCTCCCCCTCAACGTAAGCAAGAGCGCCCTTGCGCAAGAATTGCCCGCACGTTTCCGCTTGCTTGCCCCACACCACAATGCGGTGCCATTCCGTGCGGCTTTGCGGCGTGCCGTCCTTGTCCTTCCATGACTTGCTCGTGGCAAGGCGGAACACGCACATGGGGTTGCCGGAGGCAAGGAATTTGATGTCCGGGTCCGCCCCAAGGTGGCCCACAAGGATAACGCGGTTGACACTGGCACTCATGCGGATTGCCCCATTTCATTGGAAGGGTTGGCGATCTCTTGCGTCT